TGAATGATTAATTCAATTATTTTGGGGGTCATATACTTATAAATATCAATTTATTATAAAAGTGAAATTTTTACAGAGTTGAACGGTCTTTAATTGCTCTATCCATCATCTGTTGATTTGTCATATCACTAGAAACAACATAAGTTCTAATCGGTGGTTGATTTGAAACGAGAGAATTCTGCAAATCTTTAAGAGCTTGGTCTTGACTGAATGAACCAATTGCCATTCCACCATCTGCAAATCGTTTACCCCCACCAATAGCATTTATTGATGACAATAACGGTCTGAACATCGCTGTTGATTGTGCATTGATTACACTTTCACCATTCGATAACATTGCTGGTACCATATCAGAACGACCTGAACCACGACCTGATATCATTCCTCCTGTCCACAAAGCTCTTGGTTTTTCAGGAGTTCCTGTTGATGTTGAACCACCAGATGGTACTGGTGTTTTTAAAATATCAGAAACAGCTTTGAAACCTACAAGTCCTGTAGCTATGGCTTGTGCTATCGCATAACCAGGAATTGCTGCTCCTGGAGATGCCGTTGCCGCTCTTAATTGACCTGCAATTGCTGAATACGTATTGATGAGGGATGCCGCTACCGCTAACGCTTTACCTGCGGCTGTATTTTTACCGACCATATCAGAAACCGCTGTGAGAATATTTGCAATAGCTTGTAATAGCTTTTGTTGTGCATCAAACTTCTTTTGTTCAATTGCTATTTGTGAATCAGCATTAGCCTTTTTAGCCTTGGTAAAATCTTCTTCAATCTTCTTTCTTTCTTCTGCGGTTAATTTTTCATTTTTTAATAAATTTTCATAATAACCGGTTTGTTGCTTAAGTTGTTTGTCAAGTATTTGTTGTTGTAATTTATAATTTCCCTCTGCTTTTGCAATTCTGTCAGCAAATTCTTGTTCGGTTGCTTTTTGTGATTCTTCCTTTAATTTTAAATTCTTTTGTGTATCACTTTCAACTTGAGCATCATTTGTGGCTTTAATGGCATTGAGTAGAGCACCCCTTTCATTCTTTATAGCCTTTTGTCTATTGATTTCATCGTTAGTTAAACCATCCTTGGTAGCTTCCTTTTCCTTGAGGATAGCTTCTTCATTATTAAGGATTTCTTTTTGTTTATCGAACTTGGCCTGTTGTGCGTTACGAAACTCAACACTATCTTCGCCATACTTTAATTTCTTTGCTTCTAATTCTACATCAAGAGCATCTAGTTCAATTTTACCGGCTTCTTGAGAAGTTTTAATTCTATCATCAAAAGTTTTTTTCCTCTGTTCTTTGTCTTTAGCTAATTCTTCTGTAACAATTCTATCAATCTCTGCAGCTTGTTGTTTTTGTACTTCAGTTGAAAGTTTCTTGCCTTCATTTCTTAAATCGAATTGTTTCTTTAAAGCTGCACGAAGCTCAGTTTCATTTGTGTCACTACTATCCTTTAAAAGTTGGACTTCGGCATCTGCTTGAGATTGCAAATATGCTTTTCTGTCCTGTATGGATTGTTTGTTTGCTGCATCCCTTTTGGATTTATTCTCCTTGTTGGTAGCATCTGTTGCATCTTGTTGTCTCTTTTTTGCTGCGGCATCAATTACCAGTAATTCATTTTGTAAATCCTTATATTGGGTTGCTTGTTCACCAAAGAGTTGTCCTCTTTCATTTTTTGCATTTATTAAATCCTTTAATTGACCTGCGATTTGTTGTTTTCTTTTTTTGTCAATATCATCTTGACTTGCACCTGATGCTTGAAGTAATTTGATTTCCCTTTCGAGACCTTGGTTTACAATATCTGTAACACCTTTAGCTCTTGCGTAAGTTGCTTGTCTTCTTTCTTCCGCTCTTTCTGCTTCGCTGGTAACTCCGATTAAATCAGTAAATTTATTTACTAACCCACCAATAAAATCAGCAACTTTTCCGAGACCAGGAATTAAATTGAGAACAACTTTTTTGAATGAATCGAAATTAGCAATAAGTGCTCCAACGGCAATAACAATAGCACCAATACCTGTTGCAATTAATGCTTTACCAAAACCCCCCGCAGCTTTTGATGCAACATTTGCTGATGCACCAAACATCTTGAAAACTTTAGATAACCCACCTACAGTTGTTTCATATAATTTTGTGATTCCTGTAGCTCTTCCAACATTATTAGCAACTAAACCAATATCATCCTTAAATGCTTTGAATTGGGCTTTAACATCTGTTAATTTGAAAGAAGAAAATATCTTTAACTTGTCACTTGTTGAACTTATAGATGAACCAATTTGACCTACTGGTCCTGGTATCATACTAAAGCTATCCAAAAGGTCTCTTGACCTGGCATTCGTAATCGCTAATTCATCTCGTGCATCTTTGAGTTGTTCACTTAAAGTTGCAAATTCTTTACTACCCCTATCTACTTTACCAAGTTCATCAGTAAGTCGTCTAATTTCTTTCCTTAAACTTTCGGTCCTACCTGCGGCTTGTTCCGCTTCTTTACTGTCGACTTTAACTTTTATATTAACTTCATTTGTTGCCATTGTTCACAGTTTTTTTTGCGTATTTGAAATAGATTGGTAATGTCTTAACCATTTGGTAGGTCTTATGGAAATTTTCTCTATCAAAAATTATATCTCTTGTCAATAATCTATATTGCAACCAAACATCCAATGGGTCTATTGGTTTATTAGGTTGGTTATTTTCAACAATCTGTTTCTCCATAATAAGAAATATCATTTTTGATTTATTCGGTCACAATTCGTCTCTAATTGCTTTTAATTAACAAGGTAAGTTTTGACAACTTGAAGGTGATGCATTTGCTGTTGCAGTTACATCATAAGTTCCAGTACAAGTCGCATTACTGTCGAATTGATATTGATATCCATCATCTCCACACCACCATGTTCCACTATCCAATGAACATGGAACTCTCAATAGGTATTGACCTGGTGAAGAGTTTTGTACACAATTCAGATATTGGGTTGCATTATAACAAACATAACAATTGGTAGGTGAAGGTGTATTTGTGCCAGTGGCAGTATTAGTTGGAGTTATTGTTGGTGTACTTGTATTAGTAGGTGTTGTTGTAGGTGTAACACAAATGCTTCCACATGGATTATTAGCGGCAACCCAAGTAATACAATCTGTAGTTTGACCTGGGTCACAGAAAGCATCATTGGTTGATAATGAGTTTTCAACTGCACATGTAATATAAGTTTGTTGTCCATTGCCTGCCGCTACTATTGAACTAGGAGTTCCGTCGCAATCAGTATAGAAAACAGTTTTTGATGTTGTATAATAATTTGTTATTTCATATTGATAACAATCACAAATAGGAGTAGAACTTGGAGTTGGTGTCATGGTAGGTGTTTCAGGTGGTGTGGAACTATTACTTGGTGTTACTGTAGATGTTGCAGTATTGGTAGGTGTTGCTGTCTGTGTCGGAGTTTCTGTAGTGGTGCTAGTAGGTGTGGGTTCTGGTGTTCCTGTTTGTGTTCCCGTAACACTCGGAGTAGGACTATTACTTGGAGTTACGCTTGGTGTTGCGGTATTAGTAGCAGTTGTAGTGGGTGTGGGTGTAACGGGACAACAATTAGTAGATGCAGATAATGATACAACACTTCCCGAAAGGAGAGTGATTGAATTGTAATCTACCCCACCAAAAGCACAACTTGGGAATCTTGTAAATACTGGTGGACTACCTGTAAGTGAACCAAAGAATGGTCCATCCCCACTACATAACATAAAACTTACTTGACCTGTAGTTGTTCCAGTAATACTAAATTGCCTAACACAATTATTACAATCAGAAGTTGAAGATGGTGTTACAGATGGAGTATTAGTAGGAGTGGAACTTGGTGTTGCGGTATTAGTAGGGGTAACTACTGGTTTTGGTCTCACATGGAAAAATATACCTTCACCAAGTGATAAACTTGGTAAGATTCTAGTATCATAGGTACAACCATACTGTGTAGATGGACCGCCCTGTCTAACAATCGTAATATTATCATCCCAAGATTTTTGTAAAACTCCTGCTAAATAAAATTTGGTATTACCAGACCAAACTAATGTTCCTAATAGATTACCTACTGTAATATCCATTCTATCAAAATAAATTGGTGTACCAGAATCGATTGTGACATCAGTTATCTCGAAGGCTGGGTCTATAGTTGTTAATTCAAATGAAAGCACTGAACCAACAGTCAAAATTTGTGGGAAAGGTGCTGCACAATATACTTTTACAGCATTAGCAAAACTTAATGTATTGACAAAATATTCATTACCCAAATAAGTTATACCAAATGTTGCTGTCGATAAATCAGCACTACTTCCATTAGTTATTGTTTCAACACCATAAACAGTATCACCCAAAGGAGTGGTTGGTGTAACGGTCTGAGTTGGAGTAGATGTATTTGTGGGTGTAATTGTAGGTGTATTCGTGTTAGTATTAGTAGGTGTAACGCTTTGAGTTGGAGTAGATGTATTAGTAGGTGTATTCGTGTTAGTATTAGTAGGTGTAACGCTTTGAGTTGGAGTAGATGTATTAGTAGGTGTAATTGTAGGTGTGGGGCAATCAGAGGTAGTCGGAGTATTTGAGGGTGTGTTACTCGGAGTATTAGAAGGTGTTGAAGATATACTTAAATACATATTATGTGCAAAAATTACAATCTGTGTCTACAGTACAAGCAGTTACACTACTACATTCTGTTACGGTTACCCCTGCGTCTCCATAAGGTACAAACGCAGAATTAACACATCTATATTTTATTTGGCCACCAGCTAATGTTTCTGTGCTCTCAAAATTATCTCCACACATATAATAGTAGAATGCTTTTCCTCCTTCAGCTGTTTCATTGAAGAATTGGTAACACTTACATGCTGGTGGTGATGGTGTCTGGCTTGGTGTTGCTGTATTAGTAGGAGTCATTGTATTAGTTGGGGTCATTGTAGGTGTAGTTTGGGTAGATGTTGGACTACTAGTCATTGTCGGTGTGGAAGTAATTACCGGTGTAGATGTTGCTGTTGGAGTACTGGTTTGTGATATCACAGGAGTTGAACTTGGTGTAATATCAGGACAAACAGTGCCTGTCGGAGTGTTCGTGGGTGAAACCGATGGAGTAACACTTGCTGTTGGAGTGTTTGATGGTGTTATGCTTGGTGTTACTGGAAATGGCATATTATACTTGTTGAACTATATCAAATGCGGTTTTAGCTGAACATCCACAATCCGAAAACACCCCAACACTTGAGTTGGTATAACCACTACCAATAAATATATGTTGATAATCATAAGTTGTATTCGGTTGTCCTTCAACAACTTCGAAACATCCAATTGATGTATATGCTGTTGTAGAACCAGTAAAGATGTTAACATAGTTACCAACATAAGCATATAGGTTATAGTTAAGGTCTGATGTTGTATGATAATCTGTACCACCTGTATTACAATTTATGAGGTCAAAATATTTAACTGTGTGTGAGGTATAATCTTTTGTAAGTTTAACCAATTCAATGTCACACAGACCAGGGTCAGTCAAATTCAATCCACCTATCTTGTTAATCCTATAATAAGCATTTCTTATTATAATCTTTTCATCAAATCTTAAATTTGCTACATCCCAAGGATTTAGATATATCTTTGCTGACAAGATTTTGTTTTCGGCACTTATAATGTCATCTATATAATCGAAATAATAAACATCATACATATCCTCCATTGTTGGAAAGAAAGATTGTCTTGTATCATTTGTATCTTCAGCGTTCCAATTGATATAATGTGAAAAACCAGAATAAGCAAAAGGATATGTTGTAAATCTGCTCGTTTCTTGCCAATATGAGATGGGTGTTGATTCAGCCCACCATTGTTGAGTTGTATCACCTGAAACATTTGGTAACCCCCAATTATCGTTTGGTAATACTGGTCCCCTAAATACTAATCTTGGTAATATTCTGAAAGGATTATACTTTTGAAATGGTTGACCATTTTTATTTTCATCTTTGATTGCTGACATATTAGATGATGTCAAAGCAGGACTTGTATTGTTATTAAGTCCTATATCTGTTGGTGAACCAAATAAAGGAGTGATGTTTATTGTTGAATCTTTGTAATCTTGATTGAGTAATTTCTTATACGAACCAAATGTTCTGTTAGATGCAATATTAAATTGTTGATTACCATAATCTTTATCCAATCGAAAATTAAAATCTATTGTTCCATTAAGAATACTGCTAGTAGGACTTAATGATAATGTTGAATCCCAATCAATCTTATCTGTCCAATCAAGTATTTCACCCTTCCCGATATAATCTACAATAGGTTCAACTATCAATGTATTAGTTTTAGTTGGATGAGGAATGACAACTAAATTGAATAGTTTGTTTATTGAAATTATGAAATCAATTTGCTTAAAATCATTATCAGGAAATTCTTTTGAATAATCAAAGTTTCCGACAATTACAGGGGGTGATATTAGTTGAAAAGCAAAGTTAAAGATTTGAGGTATATTACTACCTGTAATGAATAATCCGTTCATCAATCCAAGTGGAATGTTATTAATAGTAAAGTTTGCAGAATAATCTGATGACGGACCTAAATCGTTACAGATGTTCACAGAATAAACAACAGAAGCATTGGTTAGAGCTGTTCCAAATAGAACATCAAATACAAATGGTGCACTACATGTAGGGTCTTGTGGTACATTATAGATGAAACTTACATTAGCACTATAATTTGTTGTATCACTTGAATAAGATGTCGGAATCGTAAAACCAGTAAGGTTATATGTAATTGCAGATGATGCACAAGTAACTGCTGATTGAACAACAGCGTCTCCACTTAAAACTAAATCACTATAAGTTACATTTTCAGGTTTTTGATTGTAATTGAAACAAAGAACATCTGCACCTTTTGTATAGATTGTTTCATCCAAGAACTTTAGAGGTAGATAAAAACGCTCAAAATAGTTTGTTTCAAAAAATGCACTTTCTATAAGATAATCTGCTTGTTCGAAGATTTGAGTATATAATTCTTTAACTTGTAATGATGGCTTGAAATAATAATTCCTTACAGGAGTGCCACTAAAAGATATGTAATTTGGTACACCATTTCTTTGGAAATCAATTATCGGACTTGTTGTGGGGTCTGGTATTTGTTCTCCATCTACTAGTTGTCTTGATACTAACCAGTTTGTATATGTTCCTGTACCCAATCCTAAATTTGGAACAAAAACGATTGTTGTTCCTGTAATACCACTTACTCTTCCTTGTATAAAATTTAATGATGGAGTTGCAGTCAATCTTATTGTATCTCCTACTATGAATGGTAAAGATGATGATGTTGTAATTGTCTTGGTTCCTGAAATTATTGATACAGATGTACTTGAACTACCTAAATAATATGATGTGATTGCAGACAAAGAATCAACATAGTTATAACCTATATTATAAAGTCCCCACATCGTTTTTCCATTCTGATATGAGTAATCGGTTGTACCAGTTAAAGGAAAAAGATTATAATCAACTTGAGATTGCAAATATACATTACTGGTAAAAGGATGTGTCAAATGTGACAAATCAAGTTGTCTTAAAAACTTATCACCTATGTTTGCAGCTACATCACCAACCCCATTATAAAAAGTTATACTATAAACCTTTTCTGTCTTATTGATGCTAACACTATTCATACGGATATAACCATTGTAAAGTTCATATCCATCATATAATAAGTCAGCCTCAAATTTCTTTTTTGGATTCCAATTTAGATATACAGAATTGATATCAAAAAAATAGTTGAAGATATAGTTATTATTCTTCGAACCAGGGATATTAAATTCCTTGGTGAAAGCACTATTCTTTTTTGTTATATCTTGTATCTCTGCAAAAGAAACTTCAAGCTCAATATTTTCATTACCATACAAATCAATAAATTCTTGATTCCCGTTTACATAACATCTTATCTGTAATCCCATATTATCCTTGAGTTCTAAATCTTTTTAGGTCTGCGTATTTAAGTGTGAATGTGTATTGGAATATCTTTTGATATTGTCTTTGGAATTTGGTTAACTCCTTATTATCGATAACCACAGGAATAAGATATTGATATTGTCTTATTTCTTGTAAACACGATTGACAATCATTCACCGGTGTTTCAACACAAGGGTCAACAGTTGTTGTTACCCCTTCAATCATATAAACTTCAGGAGATAAGAAAATCTCCTCAACAATTTTTGTATCATTATCATCCATAAACCAAGACATACAAGTCATATTATAAGTTGCATCTTGGTCATAGATATTTGTTCCTCTTTGCCAAGCTCCTCTTGAATAGAATTGTTTATCAAGTGAAGGTTCTTGTCTATATGATTTTCTTTCGATTTGGAAGGTCTTTGTTGATTTCTTACCGAATGTATATGTATCCCACATACCTCTTCCATTGAGGAATAAAAGGTGTACTGGTTGATTTATACAATCTGGGTCTTGCATATAGAACTCAAGAATTTCACTCGTCCTTGCAGAAAAGTTCATATTAGTCCCTGATGTCAAATAGAAACAAACTTTTCCACTATCAGAAGGAATAACATTTGTACCAGATTGAGTTACATTATATGGCATATAGAATACAGATTGTTTCCAAATGTCATAATTATTTGTGATTGTAGAACTATTAGAGGTATATGCTGAATAACTGTAATTATCATCATCAAAGTCAGCACCTCTTACAACCACTCTTGTCGTTTGATTATTGAAATAGTCATTTTGACCATCAAGGAAACTTACGATAATAGGACAATCTGGGTGATGCTTTCTTCTTCTTACTCTGTCTGATACAAATCCATCTTGAGAAATAATTTTATATTCTCTTCCTGCAGCATTTAATAATTCACGAGGTCCACAGCTTGTGTCTTCCCCTTGTTGATATATGTGTCTAAATAAATCATAGTAATACCATGATTGATTATTAACTTGAAAAAAGTTTGGTGATTGTGTATAACCACTACCTAAAGTTGCTCCCGAAAGATATGGTCCAGGTATAAGTTTATTATCAACACCCGGAAATATATTGATTGCTGCTGGTTGTGTAGTTGCAGTATAATCCATTTCGGTAACTATGGAAGAACCACTCTGATATTCACATCCAACTTTAATTTGATATTGTTCTGCGTGCCATAAGATTGGGAGGTCAGCATTTGGACTTCCACCAGCCCATAAGTTATAAGCATTTAAAGTTCTTGTATTGGTTGCATCACTCATTGTGATAACCGAATTTTCTTGGGCAACATAATTCAAATATGGATAAGTTGTACCGGAGAATCTTGGATTCACATTTAAAAAGGTTCTTACAATCTCAATCAAATCAACTATCGCTTTACCATAACTGTTGGGTCTTACTTTCAACTTCGCTGATGGTTCAGGACTTCCAGAAAAATTTATACTTGATGGACGGAAAAATATTTCAATTATAAACTTGAAATTTGTGAGTGTGTACCCCGTAGATGACATCGTATAGATATGCTCACCATTACTTGGGGTAATAGTTAAAGGTGATTGGTCTATGTTTATTACTATACTCATATTATTTAATCGGTTCTTGAATTATTTTTGTTAAAAATTGTTGGAGGTCAATATTCAATTTAGCTGCTGGTCCATTGGGGTCATTGAAAGCATCAATGAAAGTATCAAAACTGTCATCAAAGAAGTTTGTTGGTCTTATACCGAACTTTTTGATAGAAGTTGATATTGCAAAAGCAGTTCCTTTTATATTGAACTTTTTAAATCTTCCTTTCACATCTCTATTCATACCCTTGACCCTTATCCAATCCATTAGAGGTTTTAATGGAACATATTTCCCTGGCTTTCTTCCATCGTTAACATATTTCCAATAATCCAACATTTTAACTTTGATTTGTTTTGTTGTTGGGTCGAATGTTACTGAAATGGAATTATAAAGTGAGCCCGTTTTTGTTTTCATATTCCTTATTCCAGTTGAAGCTTTTGCACCTGAATATCCTGGTGCATAAGGATATGGTTTACCTAAATTGTTCTTGAGAGCTTCCTCAAACATTTTTGCAAGTTCAGCCATTGCCGCATCATAATTTGGCAGTGGTACTTTTGTTTGTTGGAATTCGTAAAACTTATAATTATTGACTGACTCCATCTGAATTGTTATCACAAGGTGGGAATGTACTGTAAGGAGCAATACATCTGTTTATTGCGTCAGGTACTCTTAATCTAATCTTACCTGCCCATCCATTAACATAATCATCATATGCTTCACCAAATGGGGTCATATCAATAGGGTAATCAACATCCAAATTACAATAACATTCCATACCTGTTGCGTATTTCAATTGAGCAATTACATCTTTAAGGATATCTAAAGTGTCGCTATATGTGTCAAGTTCATTATCAAAGTTTTTGGTATTCTGTATATCCATGATTAAGATATTAAACTCATAGGTTGTTTCTCTACCATCTGTTCTTGCTAATTCAGGGATTACCCACATACCAGGATAATAAGGTGCTTGATTGGCAATAGTATTATCTTGTTTCAATCTCATTTCTGTTTGGTAAATAAGTTGCTCAATATCTCCAAATCCAAATGATTGTATTTGGTCATGATAATCTGCTAATGTCCTTAACAAGTCCATTATCTTTTTAAAGTTATAATATCCTACACCGTTTGCCATCTTTTTTTATTTTATATTTTCTACGATTACTCATTTGGGTTGATTTATCAGCCCATCTACAATTTGTAGGTTCGTAATTTTTATTATTATCTATCCTATCCAAACTATGATTTATTGATGGTTTCAATCCCATATCTGTAATAAAATATGTAAATGAACTCATCCATTTTTCACAAACTTCAATACCTCTACCTCCATAATAAATATAGTTATGATTGTTAGGGTTATTACATCTGGCTTTCATATGTTGCCAACTACGATATTCACTTGTCTTGTGAAATCCGTGCTTAAAATTACCTGTATCTTTTGTTATAATATCTTCTCTATTCATTATCTGTTTTTCATTTGTTGTTGAAGTTTCTGTGCTTCTCTTCTTCTTATATCATTTATGTCTTTAGTATAAGCTAAATAGTTGAGACAAAAAACTAACGGATATGTAGTAATTTTTTCAATCTTCGTAATATCTTCTCCCGCCAACGAGACAAGTGTAGCAAACCAACCCCAGTGCTTATCAAAGGAATTGCTTTCACGAGTGTCCATATCATCTTTACCATCAGTTTCAACCTGAGGTTTAAAGAGAGCTTGAAATTGCCTCGTGAGATTCTGTCTAAATGAAAAAAAAAATTGGTACTACCATTAACATATTTTACAGGCAAAGATTTGAATAATTCCGCTTTGGTCTGTAATTCTTTTGAATTATATGGTAGATAATTACCATTACTATCTAATTCACGATATAACATTGCCATAAGAAGATTCATTTCTTTCTTCTTTTCGTGGGGTTCTTTCGATAAATAACTGTCTATATCAATGTATTCCCCGAAGGTAAGATTTGGTAAGTCAATGAATTTATATTTCTTATCTTTAAATTCAAATTCATTGTAAAACTTATTTGAATTTTCAAGGAATATTTTATTCAATCTTTCTGCGGCATCTACAACTTCGAATGGGTCAGAATTCTCAATCTCTTGTTCTGATAGCCCTGTTGAAAAAGATAATAACTTTACACAAAATTCCCTTTCGCTATCCCATTCTTGTAATAAAACCAATTTGGACCAGGTATCTATTGTTGGTTCAAGTATCTCATAATTCTTACCGCTGTAATTAAAGTTCATCATATAGAAATATCTTTTTCTTTTTTTTTATTCACAACTTATCTTATAACATAACTTCCATAATTTGCTTTTTTCTTGAAGGAATGATAGGCTAGTGCTAATGATATCACAGTATCATCATGGAACCCATTTGGAGACCCATATCTGACCTTTCTTGTCTTTGGTGAGTATTCGTATGTAAAAACAGATAGCTCCTTGTATAGGTCTGAATTTAACTCTGGTGAAGGGAGCTTTAACTTCTCTTCATTGAGACACATAATCAAATCTTCAATAAGGTTTTGTTTTGATTCATTGTTTGTTACGAATGGTTGTAGTGATGTATATTGTTTTCTTATGTTTTCAAATAGAACATCACCTATTGAGTTGACCTCCGCAAAACAAACTGGTCTCCACTTCTTTAGTTTGTTAACAACTTCAGAAATAATGATGTCCCAACTCTTTTGTCTTTCACGATAAAAATCGACCATTTCTCCTTCTGAATTGAGGATGGTCAGTACCGTATAGTCATTTTGACGACCAAAATCGAGTCCTGCATAATATTTTTTATCAACTACCATTTGGGGATAACTATTGAGGACACAATTTAATTTTAAGTTTGAGAACACTTCCCCACCATCATCTATAAACTCAGCAAGGATTTCCTGTTTATAAATCGTTTCAGGTAGAGACATTTTCGCCTCAATAAGTTCCTCTTCTGTAATGTTT